TCTTGTAGCCATCCTTGTTCATCTTATTAGTTAGACCAAACCTTCTAGCTCCATATGCTTTCTTCATAGCAAGCTTGATTGTGTTGTTAGCTACTGTTCCTTCAGCATGTATCCATTTGTCTAACCTGTCTTGTATCTCAAGGTTACTACCTATAGTTCTAGCTACATACAGCAGAGTATTCTTTCTACTAATTGAATCCACTAGTGTTACAAGTGCAAGGTATGCAACTTGTTCTGCATCCATGTCCTTTAAATTTTTCCACGAAATATCTCGTGAGGTATTAGTAGGATTCTTAATGAACTCTGTTACTGCCTTTGATACAGTTTGTACTAGCCTAGATACAATAGCTCTACCATGTGGTGTATGTGACTCCTTTCCTTTATCTATTGCCACGTCAGTTATCTTTTTATAACGGTGTATTCCACCTGTCATCATGTCAGTCTCAAGCTGAAGCTGTTCTTCAATTAGGGACTGTTCTGTTTCTAAAGTTACATCCAAGAGAGACCCCTCCGTTTGACATTGTTTAACTATAACATCTCCGTTATACCAGAGACACCTAGTACAAGTACACCTACCAACATTAGTAAGAACTGTACACCTATCATGTTATACTTGGTAAAGTATCCTATACTTGATACTGTAGCCATCATAACAATCCATAGTACCATGAACGTATTAGTCATACTCTCTCCTTCGTGTTATACATTGTTATCCATTCATTATTCCTTGCTACTTCTTCTTCTAGTAACTCAGTAAACTCCTCATCCCTCTTCAAAGAACAACCATCCTTATGTCCATTCAAATACTTGATGTGATACTGAGGTGTACCATGCTTATGGTATGGATTAAGATATCCTACATCATGGTAACCATTGTGATACCCCATTAGGTAAGCATCATCATATACATTTCTACTCATTAGTTCTCTCCTTTAACTACGATTGGATTAGATAGAGTCCAATCTTCTGCTATTATTTCTGCTTCTCTTTCAGTACTAACTGCTAACTTCCTTACTAGTTTGTTGTCTTGAAACTGTGTGATGTAGTAGAACTGACCTAAAGCATCATCAACATAGGTAACTTTAGCACTCCTACCCCACTCACTATCTCCATAGTACTGACTTAGTTCTCTCTTAATTGTCATTCTTTACCTCATCAAATGTAAATGTAAACTGATTGGGATGACTGTTAAACAATGAGTAGTCCTTATGTGCTACATCATATAGTATGTCAGCTAGTTCATCTACTGTTGAGTAGTAGACAGGTTGTCCTAGCATAGCATTGTCATCGTATCTCATAGGGACACACTCTTGTACCCCACTCTCTTCATCTTGATGTATGGATAGGTAAGTATCCTCATCAATCTGTATGTATATGTTACTCATGTTAATCTTTCTCCGTTAAAAATTTAAACTCACTCATTAACTTCCATCTGACTCTCTCTAATTCTCTTACGTCAGACAAGTACATGTCTTGACAGTCCAACAGCATGTCCAAGCTACTATCTATAGCTCTGTATGTATCACGTATAGCTTTTACTTGTACGTCTGTTAAGTTTTGTTTAGTTTTCTTAGTCATTACTGTGCTCCATAGTTGTTAATCTGTAGTCCAGTTGGTCTGAAGTCTACCATCACACACCCATTAGATGTGTCACAGTTTAAACTAACTCCATCAAATCCTACTGCATATACTGTAGCTTGTACATCATGTACAGTTGGTTCTTCTACATCATCCTTCACAAAGATGTTAAGGTCGTAGGCTCTACCCTTCCAATAGAAGGTCTCCCACTCATCACACTCACACGTACAAGCATTGTCTACTATCCATTGCTTAACGTATTCGTTGATAGCTTTTCTAAACTTTGTGTCCTTGATGTACTTGTCTTCAACGTCTTCATACTTACTATCCATGTACTTCTTTGTTAACTCCTCTCTCTTCTCCATCTCTCCTCTTAGCCATGCAATCTCTCGCTTGTCTCTCTCACTACTAGTAATGAGGTCTTGCATTTCTACTGCTAGTCTCTCCATTAAAGTTAGTGGCTCAGTCATTCTATACTCTCCTCTAGTTGTTTAAGTTTCTTGATAAGTCTGTAAAACTCTCCGTCATTGTAGGCTACACACCCATTCAATCCAGTAAGTTTATCTAGACTTTCTCTTATCTCCTTCAGCTCCTCAATGATTAACGTTGTGTTAAGCTCTTTAAAACTTGGGGTCATACAGTACCCCCTCATCTTTGAGCCTACCATAATATGTTGCACGTTGTCTATAAAATTCTGCTTGCTCTGAGTTTTCGTCCCACTCATAATCATACTGTTGTTTACGTGCTGACTTGAACTCAGCTACAACATCTACTAGATGTTCTGTTCCGTCTATTGGTTCTATGTACATACTCATACTGCTTAACTCCTACTGTTTAACCTACTATTCAATACGTCTGTTATTTTAACTTGATTGTCTAACTTATGTAAAGCACTTTTAAAAGCCCTAACTAAATGTACAACGTCCATGTCATGTATCTGAATAGGTTCTTCTCTACTTGCTGAGTGATAGAGAAACCCCTCCAGTATATCATTAGGTACTCTCTTCTCTTCTATTACTTCTATAGTTTTTATTATCTTACTTAGTTTCATTACTCTCTCCTATTCTGTTGGGTCTAAGGCAACGACATAATATTCATCCCAAAGCATCTCCATTATTTGAGTTCTATTATATGCCATCATATAAAAACTAATACTATCTTTTTCTTTTAGGTTTCGTTTTAGTTCTACATAATATCTTTTCATTGGTCTCTCCTTCTAGTTGTTAATCATATATAATAAATTCCACCACGTGTAGTAGCTACTGAATGGATTTATAAAACCCATAGTAATTACTAGCATGAATATAAATAATAGTCCATCTCTAAATACAGTCCATGCTAAATCTTCATCTCTCATTAGTACCTCCTTATCTAATTACAAATCCTGATACGTCCTTCTTAGCTTGTCCCTTAGCATACAAAGCCACTACACTATTAGGAATATCAAGAAACCTTAAGTCATCTTTGTCTCCGTCAATAACATTATAACCCTTGTACGTGCTAGGTATACTAGCCTTATCTTTAAAGACTACTGCTATGTTAGTACTAGTATCTTGTTTAACTTGTAATACTTGGCTTGCATACTTGTCACTTGCCTCACTATAGCTAACAGTTAAGTGATAGTTACTTGGTAAGTTACGTCTATTAAGTATCTTAGTATAGTCATAGAACTGTATATCATAGCTTGCCATATCTATATAGTTTTCCCACCTAATATCACTAGTACCGTTAAGCCTCACTACTGCCTTCAAACCTTTACGTTTACAGTAAGCTTGAAACCTAGTTAGGTCTTGGTTTAACTGCCTTAGAAACTCCTCTCTATGGTCTCTAAATAATATCGTCTTACGTTTTCTAGCTTGTTGCACGTTGTTAAATGCTCCACGTCCTGCAGAAAACAAACAACCTGCCTTGCATCCTGCTAGTACTGCCATAGGACAAACGTTTATACCATCTACAATATCAGCTGGAGCTAAGTATAATATAGCTGTTAAGTACTCACTACCATCACCTTTAATAGTCTTGGCATTAGTGCCTACTCCAAGTAAGTTTAGTTTTATCATTAGTCTTGCCTCCTAGTTGTTACTAGGTACAACGTTATATTAAACGTTGCACTAGGTCAAGATAATTATGAAACAATATCTGCTACACCTCCAAACTTTCTAGAAGCTAGAACTGGAACAGATACGTAATAGCTTTTCTTGCCCATATGAACACCCTTAAACGTTGTACCGTTAGTAAACTCCCATCTAGATTTATACACTCTAGAACGTGAAGCTAGAACGATTAAAGGCACGTTGAACAATCTTAAAGTTTTAGTCTTAAACATAGTTTTACTCCTTGTTATAGGTACACCATTGCACCTAGTAACAACTAGGGATTTGTATTGTCATCTACTCCACCCTAGTCTTGGCTAGAACTACGACCCACCTTTATACTACTAAAGGATTTTATAGGTTCTATAGCTTGCCCTTGCACAAACTTGGGAACTCTCTTGGCACTTGCCTATTTGCTTTTTCTTATTCTTAAACTCTAATCTTTTATCTTTAACTTGTCTACTTTTATTTTAACTTTCTTTAATTTTGTTTTAAGAAGGTTGTTACTGTAACGTTTATCTTAAAACTTAATCAAGGTTTACTTGTTTTGTTGCGATTAAAAGGCTTAGTTTCTTATGCTTTTAAAAGAAGGCTGTTATCTGTAGCCCTTGATTATTTGTATTAGAACATGGATAAAAGAATAGTGCAAGAAAAAAGTTAAAAATAGTTAAACTTTTTTTTAACATTATATAGTATTGAAAAAGAATAGATAGAGAGAGACATAAACATGTGATAAAAATGTCACACATGTTGCACTTATGTCACACATGTTCCCAGCTGGTGAAGAAATGCTTAACTTTTGTGCACATTGTTGCACATGTTAAAGAAGTGTTGCAGATTTGCAACAAAAGGAACACGTGCTATTGGGGAAACGTGTGTGCTACTTTATGTTAAATACTGTTTCAGATTTTTCTACCAAAATACAACCAGTATCTTTAACTCCTAGTAGCAGCAGGAGAACTAAACCCTGTCAAACAATGGATATCTAACTATAAAACTAACACATAGTTATATATGTTTAACAGGGGGGTATCTAGGTTGTAACTTTAGAACTCTATCCAACTCTGTTGAACAGGCTTTTCCTTGCTCATATTGAGGTTAGACATGAATTTATCTAGTTCTAATTCTAGTAGTTCTTCTTTTCTTGTTCGTATTTCTGTATCTGCATCAGCAGCCATCTGGTCAACCCAGTATTGGACTGCCATAGCAAGTACGTCAAGCCTGTCATCATGGGCTAATGCTCCTCTAACTTTAGTTATACGTGTCATTTGATACGTTAACATGTACTTAATACCTACATCAGGTGGCATAGACTGTACACTATCATAGTCTTTTTGTATGACCTTAGGGTCTATAACAAGTCTATGCTGGTTCATAACAGGCTCAAGGGTATCTATAATCCTGTTTTCCTTCTGTTTACTATGTCTAACCTCTTCTAACGTACAAGGATGTGTCTTAAGTAGGTATGGCTTTAGTAGTTCTGTGAACATACCATCACCAAAGTTACTCTCAACAAGTACCATGTTAACCTTGTTTATCTTTGCTAAGTCTGTTAGGTGCTGCAGTGTACTCTCAGAGTACCCTCCTGCTACTCCTCCTGCATCAGTAACGTATAAGTATCCGTTTAACATCTTGACAACTGCATAAGCTGTTTCATCACTACCTCTACCAGAGGGGTCAATAGCTAATATAGAGCCTTGATAGTCTAACCTACCTATAGTATCTTCTGGAGCATAGAACTTATCACCTGCTAAACCTACGTTAGGAATGTCTAACATGGGTTTCATAATACCATAGACTATTTTCTCAGGAGCAGTATCCTTATCACAGCTATATATGATTAAGTCACTTAACTTAAGTGGGTATTTGTTGGAGTCACTCAAAGATGTGTCTAACATGAACTGCAATGCAAAACCTGAACGACCATATGAAAGCTCTCTTTCCAACAAGTCTTCATCATCAAACCGTTTAGGGTCTGTAGGAAGCCCATACAGAGCCTTTTGCTCCTTTTGCATAGAATCATACAAGAGAGGTGCTAACCTACCCCCATAGGCTTTCTCTGCTCGTTCTAGAGTAGGGTAACGTG